ACTTCCTTTGGTTGGTGAGGGTACACTGCCGGAGGCAGTGTGGTTAGGGGTGGGGTCGGGTCTATTCATCTTCTTCGATGAGATGGTTGGTGAGAGTGTGGTTAGGGGTGGGGTCGGGTCTTGAGAATAAAAATGTTTTAATGGTTGTAACCATTAAAATAATAACTTCCTTTGGTTGGTGAGAGTGTGGTTAGGGGTGGGGTCGGGTCTATTCATCTTCTTCGATGAGATCTTGTATATGTTGCGGGAGGTCTTCGCGTTTGATGATAGTGGTTATTTTGTGTTCGTTTAGAGCTCTTTCATCCCAATTTGCCATGAAATTGAATTTAAGTAGTGATTCGACTAAAGAGCGACCAGTTTCCAACGTTTTTTCTTCAGTGTCTGAATTAAAACCAAATTCGACCAGACAACAAGTGTCTTCTTGAAGAGTAGTCAAGATGTCGTTTAAATTGTTTGTATATGAAAAAATCCAGCCAAACTCTACTTTGTCTGTATATATTTGCTTGAATTTGTCCCGGTCGGCAAAATATATGACATCGACCTCCGCATTGTTCGTCACATATGTATCGGTGTCGACGAAAAGGAGTACTCCCTTATCGTACAAATCTTTGAAAACAGATTGTAGCATTTTATTACAAACGTTATTCAACGCTACACTCGCCGAAGGCGAGTCTAAACGCCGTTTACAAACGAATTTGTTAAAAATGATTAAAAACATATGAAATATAGGATAACAAAAATGGATGCATATCTTAAAAGACAAAAACTCCAAGACGAGTTAATTGTTCCACCTGTTATGCTGGACACAAACATATTCGGCAACTTAGCGACACTGATGGCGGACAAGTGGCGCTCCTCTCCGTATAACGGAAAACGACTTTTTAATGTGCTTGTAACGAAAGTTTTGGATACCCGGATTACTTTGTCGGGCCAGATCGTATTCCACATCCAATGTACCGCTGACGTGTACATTCCACAAGTAGGGCAAGTCTTTGTAGGAGTGGTCGAAAGCGGAAACGTTCAAGAACATCGTTGGGTGACGGTGTCATTCGAGAAAGAGGAGATGGCCATTTTTTTAACCCCCGAATCAATCGCAAAAAATGGCCAAAAAGTGAAAATTCAAATATCGGCTTGCAACAGTCTCAACAATTTATGCTTTGGACATATTTTAACAAAATAAATCAATCGCCTAAGGCCGGTAGCCTCGCCGCCCCAAAGGGCGGTACTCGCAAATTTTAATGGATTTTGATCCATTAAAACACTCGGGTTTTAACTCTTACTCTAACGGACAATCCGGACGCATTTCCTCAAAGACCGCTTTTACCACCGACGTCTTCTCTCGTCTATCCTCAGTGACCCTGAGATAGATCGTCAAACCCAAAGGCCGCTACCGGAGTGCAAAGGCCGCTGCTTTTTGGGAGGTTCAGGTTAGAGATGAATGAACTTGGTGAGCTTGGCGTTACGTCGTCCACCTCGTCGCAATAATGGCGACACAACTGTACTTGTCGCAATTCAATATTTAAATCATTTCTCTAAAGGTATCCTATATCTTTAAGTTTATTATATAAAAAGGGTCCGATATCATGTAGTTTGATGGTGAATGGTACTTCAACGAGATGAACGTCGTTTTCTTGGCATAAGCGTCGTTTGATTTCGTCTCTGTATTTTTGGTTTGTTGAGGCGTCGATGTTGCGATGAAAGAAAGAGTTGTAGGAGTAGTGTTGTTGTCCGTTATACTCGACCCCTAGTCGCAGAGTTGGATTGAAACAGTCGATTTCGAGATTGTTGCCGGTAACGGGGTTTTTCAGAAAGTCAGGGCGTGCCTTTGGAAATGGTGCTTGGAACACGGTTTCCAAAAACTTTCGACACTCGACCTCTCCTTTGGACTCTGACGAAGATGGACTTTTTTCTGTCGGACTATACATGTACACATTCTTTAGACTCAGGTTTCGACCCCATTTACCTTTTTGCCTAGACATTTTCCGATGCACCAACACCAAAACCAACAGACCAAAACACGCTGCTATCATTGCATGCAGGTACCAAACATCATCGCGAAACCACTCTTCTAAACTACGTCTCGTTCTCGGCTTACTTTCACCCCTCACCTTTGAGGGTAAAGCACCAGATCTTCGATCCGGCAATGCGGTGCGGTCTAGTGGGGGTTGTGAGCGCGTTTGCAAGTGTGACATTTATTTTCTTTGTTTCGCGCCTTCTTCGCCTTTCATTATTCGAGAGCACCGTCGCTCGAGCTTTACGGGTAAAGCTTGCGAACAAATGGAGCAACCGTATTGCTTAATTTTACTTTACAATAAATGGCTTCTTACCTGCTTTTCGATTCTTTACTTAAAAGAACCAACAATACACCATTTTTAAACAAACAAGACAAAAGATGGCTTGTTGAAACCATTAACAAACATATGAATGTTGAAGGGAAGGAAAAATTGTATTCGTTGCTCGTAATTTACAACAAACAACACCCGCAATACGCTTATGATCCGAAAGAACCGTATTACGATATAGAAAAGTTGTCTCCAAGTTTGCAGAAGATATGGTACGAGTTTGCTAAGATGCATGTGAAGCTATCAAATGATAACCGATCGGCGGCCTCGCCATCGCGCGCGAACCACTCGGGTACATCGCCCAGAGGGCGTGAGGCTAGTGAGTTCGGGGCACAACCCATTCGAGGGTGTGGACTCCCACGCTCCGCTTACGCTCCGCACTTCTTGGCGAATCAAAGAGCGGTTGGTGATTGAGAATTAGTAAATAAATGACCAAGTTACAATTTGAATTCGTTTCTACTCACCGCAACCGAAACATGTGGCCAAACCCATGTCTGTTCGAAGTACCATGGTCCGGAAATGGTCAAAGCGTCGGACTCAACGCTTTCGATCCTCTGAGCCTTCAGGTTCCAATAGTCACTTTCTCTGGACAACCCATACTCATCAACGCCACGGTCGTTAGTCAAACGACCGGCAGCATCGTCGTGTCCGCCCCCGCAAACTCCTTTTCCTGGGTGCAAGACTACTATCGTGGCGCCGAACTCAGCTTCCCACCCTCCGTTCGCATCAACTCCAGCCGATTCCTCTCCCAGAGCGGAGGTCTCGACTACATGCAACTCAACGTCGACAGCGACGCCATACAACCACATGTTAACGATCCCGTTACAGTACAAGTCACACCTGTTCCCAACACTCTCTTTGTACCCTCTGGCTCTGACGTATCAACCGCCTATGTCGGATATTACCTCTACAACGATAATCGAGGACAATTCGTTACAATAACGGATTATGATGCTATTTACCATAAATTGATTGCAATAATTCCTGTGGGATGGTTACCGTCTGATCAGTACAGTATTCGATCACAGTTGCCGAAGGTGGGTCATTTTCCATTGGCAGCGCCTTCGACAACGTACACCCTTAATTTGAACGGTATAGCAGTGGCACCCAGTTTGGGAGACTTTATTCGCGTCGTGTCCACAAACGAGATTGTGAAGGTTGTAGGTTATGACGTGACAACGCATATAGCAACAGTGGCTCCTCTTTTGGATGCACCTTTGCCTTTTGGGGAGATGGTAGAATTGTTATCGCAAACGTCAGACAATTACAAGACGCTAAGCTACAACGGCACAAGTGTGGGACAGCACGAACAAGTCTCGTATGACGCGAGTCTTGTTTCCGGCACTGTTCCCAATGTACCTATTCTAAACGGGAGTGGTGGTTTTCCTAGCGACTATCCATTTCTTTACGTCGAGCTGTACGACACCAACAATCCTGCTCAAACTACTCTATTCTCCAATAATCACTCTAATAAAAGTTACTTTAAAGTTACGACACCTACAGGACAATTAATCAACCGATATGAAAAATTTACTAAATTCACCGGTGACTTAAGTCACAAGACAATACGTTTTCGTCCAACCAGCAATTTTCGAATTGCTTGGAAATTACCATCTGGAGAAACTTTACGATTTGCTATCGCTGACACACAATCACCTTATCCACCTAACGAAATGTTACAAACATCCGCCTTATTCAATCTCCAACGACAACCATAAAATTATTACAAACTTTAACGGATTTTTTAGTCCATTAAAGTTATTTAAAGGGATGAGAGCGAGGTTGTACAAGCGAGCACGCACGCGAAACCAAGCGTTTTGAGCATGGCAAATTCGTTGTTGTCGTTGATTGCGGCACTGTTCGATACTTTATGCGACAGCAGCTTCACCCAAACATCCGCATCTTTGGAACGCGCCCACTCGGTCCCCACAAACTGGAGGAACGGTCTATCTTTACTAACTTCAAACCCACATACTCTCTAATTCTAGAAGAAAGGGGGGGATAAACAGTTCACCCGGTCCCTGCCCCGTTTTCCACGATTGAACTGGAAAGAAGTAAAGCTAAAGAAGGGGGAAGGAGTCAAAAACTTATATTATTTATACGGGGGAATGCTATATCTGGGGGCGTGATGAAGGATATCGTACAAAGGTTCTGCAAAAGACATCTTGATCCCTCCGTATTTGCTGATTAAGTAGTCGCAAGCTGTGTCCTTGCCAACTCGCCTTACCGGCCTTTGGGCCGCGATCGCGCGATAAACAACCGCGCGATAAACAACTGTTCCTTATTTACGTACACCGCTCGCGCTCGTGTACCGCCGAAGGCGGTACCTTCACCCCGGTGAGGCTAAACCGGCCGGAGGCCGGGTATACATTGTCAAATTAAAAATGCGCATTTTCGCAGATAATAAATGTACTACAGAGACCAATACGGCAACGTCGTTGAATACTCCCCCGAAGGTATGGGTTCCTACTCCAACTCCATTCATCCTGGAGGTGTTGGATATCATCCGCTAACAAGAGAGGATTTCAGTTTCAATGACATCACATCGTGGTTTGAAAAATATAAAATGTGGCTAATGTATGGCTTGGCGATCATCGCGGTCTTGCTTGTTGTGATGTGGATGTGGAACAAAAATAAAAAGAAATCCGTCGCAAGCGTCTTTTATTAATCAATTGACCTTACCGGCCTTATGGCCGGCGCCCAATGGCAAAGCCATTGGGTACCAATTCGTCGCAAAGCGACAAATTTTAATGGTCATAAACCATTAAAAAAATAACACTTCGAACCTAATACTTGTATCTCCAATTGGGATTGACAGACTCCCCAATCCTCTTCACCACATCCCATAACGGGCGCTTCCGCTTCGCTATATCCACCTCTGGGTGACGCTCTTTCAAAAAGCCCTCGAACACACTCCGTTTGACTGTGTCGTTGTCAGGACTGAACTCCTCCAACGCGGACCGGATCGCGTCTATCGTCTCGCGATTGAAGATGGTCAGCTCTATTTCCTCCTCACCGACCCTTTGATAAGACACCTTAATCTTCTCCAACCTCACCGGCGTCGCCGCCACAGGCGCCTTGTTCATCGTGTCCTCAACTATCTGAGCTCTGTATGTGTTGACGAATTCGAGGAACTCGGAGTTGTGATCGATCACCGCGTCGACGCATTTGATCAACCACTCGTAATTGATGATAAACAGTTCTTTGCACGCGTTCTCTCTGAACCCTCCCAAACACGATTGGAGCATCTGCTCCACCGCTCTGTAACTCACTACTTTACGAACATAGACAAAGAAGTGACTATCAGAGTCGGACTTGCCACTGTTGTACTGAGAGAGGCGCGACCTGAGGAGCTCAAACGTGGCGCATCCTCCGGGCTTGTACTTATTCTCCCGTGCGTAAGCGGTGGTCGTCGCGACGTAGATGTACTCGGTCGGCTCAACGACCTTGGTCGCTTGATTAAAAGCAAGAGCTCTTTGCAACTTGGCCTTTGCCTCTTGTTCGATCCGCTGTTTCAGCAGACGCTCTTTTTCAACCTCTCGTTCCGCATCCTCTAGCGCTTGTTCCGCATTCTCTCGCGCTTGTTCCGCATTCTCTCGCGCTTGTTCCGCATTCTCTCGCGCTTGTTCCGCATTCTCTAACTCCTGTCTAAGTTCCTCTTCTGACCGCTCCTTTATCGCAAGCTGGTCATCTTTGATCGCCAGTTGATGCATCATATGACTCACTTCCTTCTCTCTTTGCATGATCAAATACATCTTGGTGTACTCAGCGTACTCGAACATGAGCTCTTCTAGGTTCAGATAGTAGTCCCTCACGACGTCCGCGCTCTCTGTGTTCAACCGCATCACCACTTTCTTAAATTGCTTTACGTCCATGCAGATCCACTTCTTCTTCACCAGATTGTTGGACGCCTCCAGTTCTAGACGTTCTGTCTGGAGGCGAGGATATGTGATAGCAAGCGGGTCCGTTGCCGAGAGCTCTCTGTAGGGCAACTTTAAGC